GGGGAAGACACGAAATCTGTCTAGGTTTTTGGATTTTTTTTTACTTCCACCTCCATGGCAAAAATAAATTTTTTCGACACCCTACAAAATGAGTTTTGAAATTCCATCAGACTTTTCCGCGATCGACTTGCCGCGCGAATCCCTAGATTTTGTCCCTAATTTTGAATCTTCCATGACACGCGAATCCGCAAAAGCGCGATTAATCACCGATCGACAAAAAGCAGTTGTGGAAAGATTGATTCCAGAGCTTCCGCAGGAAAAAGAGTATTTCCACATCATCAGCAAAGGGGATTTCAATTATTGGCAACTCGCTTGCCGGTTGTTGGATCTAATTCAAGAACCGTGTGCTTTTTGGTGTTCAATCTGGACAATCATACCGGTTTCAATCCGAGAACTTTTCGCCATGTATGACGCCGGAAAAATCACCCGAATCCGCTTTCTGGTGGGGGACTCTTTGCGGAACCGATACCCGGAAGTATTCGCTCAATTAAAGGACGGCATCGAGGCGCGCGCTGAAATGTTAAAAATTGGAATGCTACATGCAAAAATCACGGTTTTTCATGCTCAAGATTCTGGGCGCTGGTTTGTCATGGAATCGAGCGCGAACTATTCCACAAACCCAAGAATAGAACAAACCACAGCTATGCAATCGAAAGCCGTCGGAAGGTTTCACGCCGATTGGATCAGCTCCGCTTTCTCTGAAACCGTTTCAGAATATGAGCAAAGCGCTTGAAAAACCCGATCACAATCAGCGCGCCCTTGATTATATCCTGGCAGGCGCGACGCTATCGCAGACCCGCGCCGCCATGGAAAAGGAAGGTTTCCAACCGGCAGAGATTGCGAGCGCGCTTGATTGCGCGCTACAGTTTTTTAAAGCGCAATCAGAATTCAATCCAGACTTAGCCAAAGGGGAAGCAATAGCCCGTTTGCGGATGTTGATTTCAAAAAGCCTAAACATTCACGAATACAAAACCGCAATACAGGCGCAGAAAGAATTGAATAAATTGATGAATCTTTATCCAGCCAGCAAAGAGCCACGCAGAAGAACGCCGGATCCAGAAGAAACGAACGAGGTAAACGCAAGCGAAGATTCAGAACCGCTTGACGTTCAAATCCTGGAAATCCTCGCCGCAAATGAATGAGCTTTGCGACCGTAAAAAAGATTCTCGAAAAACACCGCGCTGGCCAAACTATCACGGACCAGGAAAAGCGGATCCTTGCCGAATATCGCAGCAGCAAAGGCGGACAGGGCGCGCCGCTGGCGCTTTCAAACTTTCATTGCACACGCCAAGACCTGATGGACGCGCTTCAGATTCCATTGTTTCGATTCAAAGACCTTGCAAGAGAGAACATTCTTGTCCGAGTAGATCAAGGTATTTACGACTGGAAACAGTCCGTTTCAAATTATCTAAAATACAGGGGAATTGACGGAACCAAAAAGACCCGCCACGACAACGACCCCGCCGACATTCTCGCCGAGAGAAAACGCCTTTTACGAATTAAAGCCGACCGTGAAGAAATCAGCCTTTTGAAAGATGCCGGTAAATTGATCGACGCAGACGCCGCTGGGGATTTTTGGGCAAATGCACTTTCAAATTTCAAACGCAACCTCATGAGCCAAGCAGGTATCATAGCGCGGAAGCTATCGAGAAAAAAAAAGCGAGACGCAAAAACGACAGAACACTTTTTAGAAGATGAATTCCGGCAAATCCTCTCAGAACTATCTCAATCAAATTTTCAAAGAGTCATTGACGAAAACATGGAATAATGCAGCAGTCAAACTGGAACCAGATCCAGACATAACACTTTCAGATTTTGCGGACCGTTTCCGCGTTACATCACAAGAGTCCAACGATTCACCAGGAAGATGGAAAACATCTAATGCAGAGTTTCAGCGCGGAATAATGGACGCAATTTCAGACCGCCATGTCGAAAAAGTGGTCATTCAGGCAAGCTCGCAAGTAGGGAAATCAGAAATACTTTTAAACGCGGTTGCTTACTTCGCCCGATTCAAACCCCGTCCTTTGCTACTTATTCAACCAACAGTTGAGATGGCGGAAGATTTTTCAAAAAAACGGATCGGCCCAATGATACGAGACTCGCCGGAAATTAAAAAAGTTTTTGCCCGGACCAAATCCAGGGATTCAGATTCTACTATTCTTTCGAAAATGTTCACAGGAGGTTATCTGCAGTTAGTGGGAGCCAATAGCCCCGCGGGACTCGCCTCGCGTCCGATAGGCGCAGTTTTTGCCGACGAAATCGACCGCTTTGAAAGTTCAGCAGGAAGAGAAGGCGACCCGCTCGACCTTGCAATAAAAAGAACAAACAATTTTCGAAACAGAAAAATCATTCTAGTTTCAACTCCCACAATAAAAGGAGTTTCAAGAATTGAATTGGCGATGCTCGAAACCGATCAGCGCCGCTATTTTGTGAAATGTCCTGGATGTAACGGCAAACCTTTTTGGCTTCAATTTGATTATCTGGATTTCAAAGAAAACGACCCGAAAAACGCCCGCTTGAAATGCCCAAATTGCGCGCGCCTTTTGGATGATATGCACAGAGATGAAATGATTTTAAAAGGTATATGGAAACCCACAGCCAAGCCCAGCAGCGAAAAAAACAGGGGATTCTTTCTGAATGAGCTTTACAGCCCTTGGAGAACATTCGCCGAAGTTGTCGAATCCTACCTTGAAGCAAAAAAAATTGAAGAAAGGTTAATAGTTTGGACCAATACAAGCAAAGGGGAGACTTACGAGCCGCAGGCGAAGACGATATCCGACGAAAAACTTTTTGAACGCCGCCAAAAGTACAGCCACCCCGCGCCCGCTGGCGTTCTCATTGTCTCAGCTGGCGTAGATGTTCAACCAGACCGCTTTGAAATAGAGTTTGTTGGATGGGGAATAGGGGAAGAATCCTGGAATTTAGATTTCCAAGTGATCTACACCAACACGCGCGACTTAAAAAACTGGAATGAACTTTTGACGCTTTTACTTTCGCAAAAATTCAAGCGCTTTGATGGGACAGAACTCCCCGTTTACTGCACCGCGATTGATACAGGGGGAAGCTCCACCGATGAAAGTTATCAGTTTTTACGAGGGAAAAAAGGTTTGCGGATTTTTGGGATTAAAGGGGACGATGGGTTCCAACGTCCGATTATTGGAGCCGCGCAGCGCAAACGACATGGAAGATTTAGACGCCCTATTGATTTATTTATCGTAGGAGCCGACCCGGCAAAGAGTTTGCTTTTTTCGCGCTTAGAGATTGAGGAACCAGGACCGGGATTTTGTCACTTTCCAGAAACGAGAACGCAAGAATATTTCAAACAATTAACCGCAGAAAAGCTATTCATTACCCAAACGAAAAAAGGCCCTAAAATGGAATTCCGGAAAATTGAAGGCCGAAGAAATGAGGCGCTAGACTGCCGGATTTATGCACACGCCGCTTTAAGACTGGCCGCGCCCAAGTTTGAAACATTGGCGCCTAAATACTGGCCAATTCAAAAGCCAACGACGCCCGAAGAAAATGAGCCCGAAAGCGCACAAGACACCGCGCACAATAAAAGCCAACCTAAACCACAGAAGAAAACCAGCGCGAAGACTTCCAGGAAAAAACCCGGAAGCCGCCGCCGGAAATCTTTTTTAAATTCATGGTGAACTTTCCGACCAGCTTAGCCCAAGGCGAAACTTTCCGGATTCTAGGCAATTATTCCGGGTTAATTTCCGCAACTTGTACCATTCTCGGCCCGACCAAAACCGAAAACACCGCCGATGTTGTCGGATCCGCTTATTCTCTCAGCCTTTCAACTGCAGCCTGGACGCCGGGAGAATATCAATTTTCCGTTACGGTGGTTAACGACGAAGGAAACACCATTGAAGCCACGCGCCAACGCTTCACCCTGAAAGCATCCCTTGCCAGCCAAACCGCCGGAAACCGCCAAAAGTCTCAGGCCGAAACCATCGTCGAAGCGATAGACAACCATTTTGCAAGCGGTTTTGTAGAAAATAAATCATTCAAAATTGCAGGAAGAGAACTGGAACAGCATTCAGCAAATGAACTTTTACTAATCCGCGATTACTACGCCGCCAAAGTCGCCAAGGAGATCCGAAAAGAGCGCGGTTTTTCTCCATTAGGAGCGCCCGTGAAAGCTCGAATTTAATCCATGAAAGCCCGAGAATTTAAACAGATCCGCGCCAACCGCCCCGCCACCTCTCAGCGCTTTCTTTTACAAGCCGCCCAGGACACACGCCTCGAACATTCCTGGACGCGCTCACCCGTGGACGCCGAGACCTATATCAAAAAAAATTATTCTGTATTAGTCGCCAGGGGACGCGAGCAAACAGAACAAAGCGACCACGCGCGCAGCTATCAAAGACTAATAAAAGTGAATGTTGTCCCGGCAAAAGGTTTCACTTTTTCCGCAAACATTCGAAAGCCTGGAAATCAAAACGAGTTTGACCTTGAAGCGCGCCGCGCTGTGAAAGAAGCCTGGAAGCGTTTCAGCAGACGCGGAAAATTTGAACATTCCGGAATGTTCAGCCGCGCCCAGGTTGAGAAATTACAAACGATGCAGCTTTGCAACACCGGAGAATTCATTTTGCAAAAGCGATTCAGCCGGAGAGCCAACGAATTTGGCTTTAATGTCAAAATCCTGGATCCAATACTTTTGCCCGTTCAGCTGGAAAAGAATCTTGCCAATGGAGGACGCATTATTCACGGCATTGAATTTGATAAATTTGGGCGCTTGGCCGCTTATCATTTTTCGGAGAGTCGAACCGGTTCATATTACGACCTCAACCACAAAACTAAACGGATACCAGCGGAACAGATTATCCATGTTTTCATTCCGGAAATCGTCGGACAGAAAAGAGGATTGCCCGGAAACCGCACCGCGTTGTGGCGTTTGCGAATGCTGCAGGGTTTCGAAGATGCCAGTTTAGTGAATGCGCGCATTGGAGCCGCGTCAATGGGATTCTTTGAAAACAAAGAGCCCGACGACACGCACCAGGTTGATGAATTTCCTCTCGACATCGAGCCCGGAACTTTTCAACCGCTCCCCGCTGGATGGGAATTTAAAGACTACTCTCCTAAATATCCTAATGGAGATTTTGAGCCATTCACACGCGGATCGCTCAGGAGTATTGCCGCCGGGTTAGGGGTAAGTTATGCCTCTATGACCCACGACTTGACCGACGTCAATTATTCATCCATTAGGCAGGGAACACTTGCCGAGCGCGACACATTCACGGAAATCCAAGAAACAATCATCGAAGGACTTTGTGAACCGGTTTTTGAGGACTGGCTTTATTCAGCCTTACTCAATCAACAAATTTTCAAACCTAACGGCCAACCTTACGATTTCACAGAATTTGAAAGATTCAACAAGCCCGCTTTCAAAGGGAAACGCTGGACCTGGATTGACCCAACCAAAGAAATCAAAGCGAGTATTGAAGCCATCAAAGGAAAATTAAAATCCCGCTCTGAAGTCATCCGCGAAAACAGCGACCGAGAACCAGAAGAAGTTTTTGCAGAGATAGGAGAAGAAATAAGCCTTTTAGGAGAAATTTTGCCAGATACCACCACAGAACCCGACCAGACACAGGAAGACAACACGAACGAATAAAAGAAAGAAAAATGAAAAGCAAGACACCTACCTTGACAAAACCAGGTTTCAAAACCTCTGAATTTTGGCTTTCCACACTGGTTATTCTTTGCGGAATTCTGATGTCTTCAGGAGCCATTGCCGAAGAATCCACCGCCGCGCGAATCATTGGCGGAATCATGGCCGTGCTTGCCGCATTAGGGTACACAGGGACACGAGCCCAAGTTAAAAAAACAGAGTCCGCAAACGCGCTTGAAATCGAATTTGAAAAAATCAGAAACGCGCTTGATGAATCCACTATTCGAAATCCTGATCGGGATTCTGAAAATTTTCGCTGAAATTTTCCGCGATGAAATCCAGAAACCCAAAACCGCAGAAGATAGCCGCGCTATTGATCCTGAGCTTATCCGCAATCTTCGGCGCCGCGTGTTACTCGCCGAGAACCGTGTTAATCAAACCAGGGGAAGTGATAAAGATCGGCCCCAGGACTAAAGGTTTTATTTACACTCGAACAAAAAACGGATGGGAACGGAGCGCGCAACGAGTTGAAATTCCGGAAGGATGGTTTGCTTTACCGCCAGAATAAACCCCAAAGCGCACAAGACACCCCGCAAATCATTCTTTAATTTCCAAACATGCCACGAAGCCCGGCAAATTTTATAACAGGAAATCACCTTGTAAGGGGATTAGACCCAAATAAACCACTTACCAGAGAATTCCAAATTAGAAGCATTGACGAAGATAAGCGAACCATTGACGTCGCTTTTTCTTCTGAATCAGAAGTTGACCGAGGATATTTTATTGAAATCCTGGACCACAGCCCCGGAGCTTGTGACTTGTCCCGGTTACAAATCGCCGGAAACGCTCTTTTTAATCACGACCGCAACACAGTTGTCGGAGTGATCGAGGATGCCAGAATTGACACGGATCGAAAAGGCCGCGCCCGGATCCGGTTTTCAAAAAACAAACGCGCAACGGAAATCTTTTCAGATATTACAGACGGTATTCTTAAAAGCATTTCGGTCGGTTATCACATTCGAGACTGGAAACAAACCGAAGAACGCGAAGGAATACCGGTATACACCGCTACGCGCTGGACGCCCTTTGAAATTTCCATCGTGACCATTCCCGCCGACCTTGCCGCCGGAGTCGGAAGAACTCAACCATTGAACCCCGCTATTATGGACGACAACGCAGAAACAGACACAGCTCCAAACAACCAACCACACGAGCAAAGGCCGCCAGCCGGAAACGGATCCCGAAGCCAACCCGAAAACCCACCCGCGCAGCCACCTGCGCGAAACCCAATGAACGTCGAAGAAATCCGGAGCCAGGCCAGTCAAAACGAGCGCGAGAGATTCCGCGCTATTATGGACTTTGCCAACCGCCGGAACCTTTCAGAGTTGGGAACCCGCGCAATCAATGAGGGAATGAGCTTTGATGAATTCAGAACACAAGCCCTGGATGAATTGGAGCGCAGAACCCAAGCTCTTGACGAGCAAAGCCGCCCGATTGGATTAAATGAACGAGAAGTCGCAAACTTTTCACTCGTTCGATTGATTGGAGCCATTGCAGAGCCGCATAACCGCAGCTTGCAAGAAGCAGCGCGGTTTGAAATGGAAGCTTGTGAAGCCGCTGCCGAACAGATGCAACGATCTGTTAAAGGCGCCATGATTCCCGTTGACGTGCTTTCTCACCGCTGTATGACGCCGCGCGGAATGCAGGTCCGTGGGGATATACTTTCAGTTTCAGGAGTCGGAGCCGGTTATACGGACACAGGGGAGAACTTGGTCCCGACTTCAATGCGCGCCGAATCCTTCATTGATGTTTTGCGTAAAAAATCAGTTCTACTGGATTACGCAAGCGTGATGTCTGATTTGATGGGAAACATCGACATCCCGCGCCAGACAACTCAAGCAAGCGCGTCATGGATAGGAGAAGATGACGACGCGCCGCAGGAGGAAGCCGACTTTGACGCGCTCAGCCTCAACCCGAAAACAATTTCGGCGCGCATGATCGCAACGCGAAAAATGGTAAAGCATGGCGGAATTGGTATTGAAAACTTTATGCGACGCGAGTTAGCCAGCGCGATCGCGCGCGGTTTGGATTATGGCGGTTTTTACGCCGACGGAACCAACGACGCGCCGACAGGAATCAAATCCAGTTCACCCAATACAGTCGATTTCACCGCTGTTTTGCCTACTTTCGCTGAGATCGTAGACATGGAAACACAGGTCGCCGCAGATGACGCCGATGTTGAAAACATGATTTACATTTTCGGCGCAGCAATGCGCGGACACCTGAAAACAACGCCCAAAGTTTCAGGACAAGATTCGTTCATTTGGGAACCCGGCAACACCGTGAACGGATACGCCGCCCGAGTAACGAACCAGGTCGTGACAGGGGATGTATTTTTTGGAAATTTTGCCGACATCCTTGTCGGACAATGGGGAGGAATTGAAATTCTGGTCGATCCTTACACGCGCGCAGCCAAACAAGGCTTGCAGATCGTCGCCATGATGGACGCAGATTTTGGAATCCGACACCCTGAGAGCTTTTGTTATGGGGACCAGTTGACCCCGTAATAAATAACAGCGCCACGCAGGTAGGTAACACAAGCGAGCCCTGACCCACAAAGAGCGCTCAGAGGGAACGTGAACGCCCTTTGAGCGCTCTTTTTCTAACAAAATAAACAAAATGAGCCGTTTCAATTTAGAAATCATTCAGCCGGTTATGTATGGCGGACGCTATCGCCAGCCAGGAAACATTTTGCAAGGTGTTCCGCGCGGACCCGCTCAAAACCTGATCCACCGAGGCAAAGCGCGCCCTGTCATTGAACAGGCAGGAAAACAAACGCCAGAAACAACGCAGGAAACGAAAGAACCGCTAAAGAAAACAAAAAACGCAAAGGCGGAAACCGTGAAAGATTCAAGTCATGATGAATCTGAAACTTGATCAATTTTTGAAAACGTCGCAGTTTGCCACCACTGCGACCATTCAAACCGATCCAGTTAAAACCGTGAATTGCATTTTTGACAATGCTTTCACGGACGCCAACACGGGAGAAATTGACCTCGAAACCACACAGCCGCGCCTTGTCTGCAAATCTTCAGACGTGGAAGGAATCCCGCGCGAAACAATGGTCGAGGTACTTTTAAAAAATTATTCCATCCTGGAAATTCAGCCCGACGGGACCGGAATGTCGACCGTTCTGTTAGCGCACGAGATTTAATATGCCCGCTTTCAAGCTTCAAATTGACGCCGCCGAACTGGAGGCCATCGCTACGCGATTCGCCGCCACCGGAAAACAATTTGAAAAGGCTATGAATCGAAGTCTGAAACGCACCGCCCGCCACGCAAGGACCGTGCTTTCAAAAGAACTTTCCAAGGAATTAAAAATCCGATCCAAAACCATTAAAAACCGAATCATTCTGGACCTAAAGGGAAATAATAAAACCTTACGTCTTTGGGTAGGACTCAACCCGATCGGACTCCATCGCCTGAGACCTAAACAAACCAAATCAGGGATCCGTTTTGGACAGGGGAACACAAGAAAAGGCGCGTTTTTGGTCCGAATGCCAAACGGGTACACAATCGCCATGAAAAGAAAAGGCCGCCGAGCTTACCCAATTCAAAAACAAAGTCTTAACATTCACGCCGCCGGAGTTGAAGCAATGGAAACTAAAGTCTTGCCAGCAATCGAGGCAAGAATCCTGAAAGACCTGGAAACGGAACTAAACTTTGAAACCGCTTTGAAATAATGCCAGACGGACCCACGCCAGTCGATTTATTAACACTCCACGCGGAAATAAAAAACGCGCTCGACTCGTTTACCGGGTTAAATTCCAAATTCTACGAACGCGAAACGCGCCGGATTGATTGCCCAGCTATTTATTTCGAACTGGATTCGATCCAACCGGAAGACCCCAGCGAAACACCGACCGAACAAACCGCCGTCAGCCTCATTTTCTCAGCTTATTTAGTTGAAAGTTACCGTACCCAAAACGCGCGCCTTTTAGTCAGACGACGCGCCGCAGAACTGGCCGCGTTCATTCAATCCAGCGATTTTTGCAACGCGCTTTCAAATGTCCACCCGCCCAGCTTTGACGACGCGCAGCCCGACGAAGTCGCCTTTTCTCCCGGACAATCTGAAAACCCCTATGAAGTTTTCAGAGTTGATTTTTCCATGATCGCAATTCTAGGAGAATCAGTTTTTGATGATTCCGGAACACTTCCAAACCAAGTCTTTGCAGGATACGAACCCAGAACCGGACCGGATCACCTGGAAGACTACACCGAGATCGAAAAACCGCCTGATTTATGAGTTTTGACCTTTCCGAAATCACGCGCCGACTTTACAACCTGATCCGACCCGGCACCATTGCCCAGGCAGATCACGCCGCCGGAAAAGTACGCTGTCAAATTGGCTCCATTCTCACTACCTGGCTCCCGTGGCTCACCCACCGAGCCGGGCCCGACTCCACTTGGCACGCGCCCGAAATAGGAGAACAAGTTTTGATCCTTTCACCAGGGGGAGACTTTTCTCAAGGTTTTGTTTTGCCTGCCATTTATCAAAACGACCACCCACAACCGGAAACCGATCCAGACCTTTCCAAATTAGTTTTTTCAGATGGATCTTTTATTGAGTACGACCGAGCCGCGCACCGTTACACCGTTGCGATTTCAAACACAGGCGCCGAGATTCGATTAATCAGCGCGGGAAAAATCACCTTGTCCGCAGATTCTGATTTGACCATTGAAGCAGGCGGACAAATCGACATTGAAGCCAGCGGAAACTTGAATTTAAAAGGCGCGCAAATCCATTTGCAATAATGAGCGCAGTTGCACGCGACCAGGACACCAACGACCACGGAGCCGGAGAGATCCAAGCAACCGCGTCTACTGTTTTCGTGAACGGTAAACCAATTGCAACCGTTGGCGACCCAGCCGCCCCGGATGGACTTTGCCCGATAATAGGCGGAGCGCATTGCGCCCCATCCACATCGACCGGAGCCGCCACAGTTTTCGCAGAAGGCCGCGCCGTTCATCGTGTAGGAGACCTCAGAACATGCGGAGCCGAAACCGATACCGGAAGCCCGGATGTTTTTTGCCATAATTAAGCCCGCAAGCGCACAAGACCCAGCCGCGCGAGTCACGTAATTTTAAGACGTGACCGGGATCCACTCCACCACAGGCAAAGCCCTATCAGGAATTGACCATTTAAAGCAGTCAATTACCGATATCCTGACCACGCCGATCGGTTCGCGCGTGATGCGTCCGAACTATGGAAGCCGCCTTTTTGAACTAATCGACCACCCTCTAAACGCCCCCACGCTGCTGGATTTTTACGCAGCGACAACCGAAGCGCTCAGCCTATGGGAACCGCGTATTTTAATTGAAAAAATAAAAGCTGAATCTATCGAGCCAGGATCCGTCACCCTCACCTTGCAAGCGCTCTACATCCCCACAGGGGAACGCCTGACATTAGAAGGAATTACCGTACAATGAGCCAACCTATTGAACTTTCAAATCTTCCTGCGCCTGAAGTGGTCGAGACTTTCGATTTCGAGACGATCCTTGCCGACATGATCGCCGACTTGCAAAGCCGAGATCCTTCATTTTCTGCGCTGGTCGAATCAGACCCCGCTTTCAAAATTCTTGAAATAGCCGCCTACCGTGAAACTATGATCCGCCAACGGATTAACGAAGGCGCGAAGGCGGTCCTTTTAGGTTACTCCACAGGCGGAAATCTGGAAAACCTCGCCGCCCTGTTTGGAGTTTCCAGGCTACCCAATGAAACCGACACCGCGCTGCGCTCTCGGACTCAGCTCGCCTTAGAAGGTTTTTCAACTGCAGGCCCAGTTGGAGCGTATGAATTTCACGCGCTTTCTGTCCCAGGAGTTAAAGACGTTTCGATTCTTTCACCCAATCCAGGAGAAGTTTTAATTTCCGTTCTGTCCAGCTCAGGAAACGGAGCCGCTGACAGTGGATTGTTGACAGCCGTGGAAACCGCGCTGAATGCCGATAATGTGCGCCCTCTAACCGATCAAATCACCGTCCAAAGCGCGACTATTCACAGTTACACGATCATCGCCGACGTTTACACCTTTGACGGACCCGATCCAGCGCTTGTTTTGAACGCTGTTAATTCAGCCGTGAATCAATTGGTTTCAGACTCTCATAAATTAGGCAGAGATGTCGCGCTTTCTGCCATTTATGCCGCTTTGCATCAGCCCGGAGTTTCAAGAGTCGTTTTGTCTGCGCCCGTCGCCGATACCGTGATCGATGAAGAAACCGCCGCCTTTTGTAGTTCAATCTCAATCATAAACGCGGGAGTTTCTGAATAATGGCTGATTTGCTTCCACATAACGCGACCGATCAAGAGCGCGCCCTTTCTGAATCCGTGGAACGCGCCGCCCGAGTCGCCGCGCCGATTAAACACCTTTGGAACCCGCAAACGTGCCCGCTTGCCGTTCTTCCTTGGCTCGCATGGAGTCTTTCTGTGGATGAATGGAACCCGGACTGGACCGAAGCTCAGAAGCGCGCAGCAATAGCCAACGCCATCGAAATCCACCGCCAAAAGGGAACCATTGGAGCATTAAAAAAAGCCCTGGAATCCCTTGGATATGAAACCGAGATCGACGAAGACACCGGAGCCGCCTACACGTTCCGCCTGTTGATTGATGCCTCAAACGGAATCACTGAAAGCGTTTACCAAGAAGCCGAAGCCATCGCCGAACGAACCAAAAACGTCCGCTCTCACTTGGCGCAAGTCGCCGGTTTTTCTAAAAGCGCCGGAGCCGTCGCCATTCTATCAGCAACGATTTCCGGAGAGGAAACCCAGGTCAGCCCGGAAGAAATTCCCGCCGTGAATTTCCTGCAATTGCATTACTCAGCCACCATCCCACACATCGAACCCGAATTTATTCTTTCTTTGCCGACGACTTGATAAAAGCCATGCCTGAAACCTACAAAACCGTACTAACCACCGTCGGAGCCGCGAAGATTGCAAACGCGCTCTCAGAAGACACCGCCGTGGAAGTCTCAGACATGGCGATCGGAGACGGAAACGGAAACGCCACCATACCCAGCGACACCCAGACCGCGCTCGTTCGAGAAGTTTACCGCGCCGCCATTAATTCCAGCTACGCAGCCAACAACGACCCAAGACAAATGGTTTTTGAATTGGTTATTCCTTCAAGCGTTGGAGGTTGGACCGTGCGTGAGGTTGGACTTTTTGACGCCGAAGGCGCCTTGATTGCCGTGGCTAACATTCCAAACACCTACAAACCGATCATTTCCGAAGGATCCACCCGAGATTTAATCATCCGAATCATTCTTTCCGTGGACAATCCGGAGGCGCTGGTTTTAATAGCTGACCCGAATGTATCTATTGCAACACGCGCTTGGGTTTCAGCTAACTTTTCAATTGTGCAGCTTTTACCAGGCGGAACCACTTCGCAGATATTAGGCAAAGCCTCAAACGCTGACGGAGATTTTCAATGGATTGACCCGGTTACCGGATTCACGATTCTGGTCGACGTGATCCAGGAATCGCAAACCCTTTCAGCAGCTCAAACAGTGGTCAGCCTAGCCACAGCAACCACAGAAAACGCCGCGTTTTACGTGGAAGGGTTAAGGCTACACCCGTCCGAATTCACGATTGATTCAGACACACAGATCACGCTCGCGACACCCGCAGCTGGCGCCGAAAAATTTCTTGCCGTTCAAAACGACCCGCTTTCAGCTCCCGAATATCTGAAACCCGAACAAAACCTTGCCGACGTCGCCAACGTACCAGCCGCCCGAGCTAATCTCGGAATAAACACCCAGGCGGAAATCATCATTGCGGTTTTATCCATTCTTTACCCAGTCGGAGAAATTTTAATCACGCGCCGAAGCGGAACGCCGGACACCTGGCTCGGCTTTGGAACGTGGGAAGCCTACGGACCCGGCAGAACTCTGGTCGGATACGACGGAGGTGACGCAGATTTTGACAATATCGACGAAACCGGAGGCGAAAAGGCCCACGTTTTAAGCGCGTCTGAAATGCCGCAGCATTCACACACGATTCCAGAGCAGATTTTAAACACGGATATCGCCGGAAATCATAGTCACAGCATAGCAAAACTTATTGAAGGAGTTGAATTAGGAGCAGAAGGGGAAGCATTCGCAGAAGCTGGAAATGACGGATCAACAAATGAAACTTCAGAATTAGCTGGGAACCATCAACACTCTTTGACCGTCCCAGAGCAAACAACATCCAGCGAGGGAGGATCCGCCGCCCACAACAACTTACCGCCCTACATCGTCGTTTATTTTTGGAAACGGACCGCTTGAACGATTTTTAAAATATGCCTTCCAACATGACACTCACTACCACCGGAGCCACCAAGCTGGCCGGAAGTGGTTTAAATCTGCAGCACATCGCCGTCGGCAGCGTAGACGGAGCGAGTTTGAACGCATCCTCAACCGCTCTCGGATCCGAAGAACACCGCGCGCAGATTTCCGGACGTTTGCCGGGAACGGGAGTCGTAAGCGTTTCCGCTCTGATCCCTTCAAACGTGGGAGGATTCACCATTCGCGAAATTGGTGTTTTTGATTCGGAAGGCGACCTTGTAGCATTTGGAGATTTCCCCGATTACTACAAACCCACCGAAGCCGAAAGCAACACGCCAGTGCAGTCGCTGAAAATTTCCGTCACCATACTGGTCGCCAACACTTCAGCCATTACCGCCAACATTCCCGCAAACCTGGCCGCCGCTTATGCCGATTTTTCAAACGTCCTAGATGAAACGATCGAGCGAGAAAAACTTTCAGCGCAGCTAAAAACAGAACTGGACAAGATCCAGATTCATACGCTGGATTTAAACAAAAGAATCAAACTTTCCGACCGAATCGCCGCAGGGGAATTAGTTGGATATAACGGATCCGCCGACCCTCACCCCATTCTTGTCGATGAATCCAACCGGGTTTTACTTGGCATCGACCGAAACACCGGAGAAATCATTTGCTTGATTCAAGGAGTTTCCAAAGACGCAGATTTCCCGCTAAACACCTACCTCCCGCCGGTATTGGCAGAAATGGAAGCGCCGCAATACATCGGAAACGGGAACATTCACCCGTTTATAGTGGATCAATCCGGCAAAATACTTTTAGGGATCAACAAAACAACCGGTAAACTGACAGGCGCGCCCTTTGACCCATACGACACACAAATCGCCACGATTCAAAGCGACATCACCGCGCTTCAAAATGCAGGAATTAACCTGACGGGTTTGAAGACTGCTTTAGGGGATATAAACGCCGCCACATACACAGGAGCAAATCAAGTTCACCCTTTCCTTATAGATCAAAATGGGAAAATACTTTTAGGAATCAACCAGTTAACCGGGAAATTGACAGGCGCGCCCCTGGAAGAGCAGGAAGCCGCCGCCCATTTCAGCGCAAACGCCATTAATGCCCCGTTTCGAAAAGCACGCGCCCAAGGAATCATACATTTTCTCGTATATGGACAATCCAACGCCGTCGGAGCTGATGCCGTTCCGCCAATCTCCACATCACAGCCTTACTTGAATTTAACTTTCGACGTCGGACCAAAAGCAACGCTTGCAGGACTGGGAGAAAACCCAGGAATGAATAGTTTCAAGCCGTTGATAGAAGATACTAATCATGGAGATTTTTACGCAAACGAAGGTGAAACCGTTTGCAGTGGAGCCGCCAACCATGCCACCCGACTCGCAACACTGGAAAATGGATTTGATTGGAGCGCGCCAGATTTTCAGATTCTTGCATCAACTGCAGGTTATTCAGGTTACAATATTGCGGAACTTTCCAAAGGACACGCCAACGGATGGTTTCAAAATCTTTTAAACCAGGTAACCCGAGCGAAAGACCTTTCAGACGCCGCCGGGAAATCTTACCACGTACCCGCCGTTTGCTGGATCCAGGGAGAAGCAGACGCCCAAGACCTGACCACAAAAGCCGCCTACCTGATAGCACTTGAACAGTTGCAATCAGATTTAAATAATGAAATCAAAACAATAACCGGACAAAGTGAAGACGTTCATATTTTAAGCGCGCAAATTTCGCCGGATTCAACCACATATTCAGACATTGCGCTCGCTCAATGGCAGGCAGCAAAAGATTTCCCATGGTTTCATTTAGTGATTCCAACTTTCATTTTCCCAGGTTCACCCAGCTACGGGCGTCACTACACAAATTCATCAATTCTTTGGCTTGGTTCATATTTTGGGAGAGCTTTCAAACAAATTGCCATTGAAGGCCGCACGCCTGATTTCCTGAATCCTAAATGCGCGATCATTGAAGGAACCACACTCAGCATTCATTTCAGCGTTCCTAAACCGCCGCTTGTACTTGATACCATCAACCTCCCAGCAATCACGGATCACGGTTTCAAAGTCACAGACGACGCAGGCGCGGTTTTAATCAATTCCGTTTCAGTTGTTGACGAAACAAAAATTGAGATCAGCCTCGCCGCCGAGCCTGTC